TTGGCCGCGAACGAGCAAATCGAACGCACCGGCAGCGTCGTCGGCGATGCCGGTTTTGATGGCCTGTCCGGCAGCTCGTGCGACGGCGGGGACTTCCTCGCCGAGAAGGTTTGCGACACCCGTGAGTGACTCGATGATTGATTGTGCGTCGGCCTTTGTGGCGTCAGGGTCGAGTAGCCCGGTGCCGACAGCCTCGCGGGCGGCGTCGATATTCCCGGCGATACTCTCCCCGAAATTGCCGGCGTATGCTTCTCCGGCAGCGCGCCCGATCCTTGCGGCCTGCTCCGGGTCGAGGTCCGTTTTGGCCAGCAATTCGTCTTGTCGGACCTCGTTTTGGAGGCCTTCTAGAAGCGAGTCCCCGATTGCTTTACCGATGCCGACGATTGCCCCAGCGACGGGGATAGTGGCGAGAGCCGCGATGATGCCAGCAGACAGGCCACCACCTGCCGCGTCGCCCGCCTCACGGCCACCACTAGCGGCCTGCTCGGATACGCCGCTGAGTGCCCGGTCGACACCCGACGTGTCGGCGTCGACGACCAGCTCAGCGCGCTCGCCCTCCAGTGACCGCAGCTCACTACGCGCCTCGTCTAGGCGCTGCTCGGCACTAGTGATATCCGCGTCGACGACGAGGCTGGCGTCCGTGTGCCGCAGTTCGCTGAGTGCGCCCTCTAGCTGGGCGATAGACTCCCGGGCCTGATCGATGCGCACATCGACGGCCGCGACAGCCTCGGTGCGACCCACCTCGTCTAGGGCGTCCTGTAGGTCCTGGACGCTATCCTGCGCCCCGGACGTGTCCGCGTCGACGACGACGTCCGGGACCTGCTGTGAGGATAGGCGCCGCAGTAGGTCAGTGACCTGCCCGTACTGCCGCTCAAACCCGGTCACGTCGAGCTCGACGTGACCGACCAGTGTGCCTAGGTCTAGTGCCACGTCAGCTCCTGCCGGTAGGGGTACTCAGTGCCTGAGATATGCGGGTCGTGCGGTCGGCGAGTAGGCCTGTGATGCGTACGCGCAGCCACCGCCATGACCTGGAGGCCATGAGTGTCGTGTCGTCGACGTCGATGCCCCGGTCCTGTAGGTCGGCCTCGATGGCTGACCAGTGGGTCAGGAGGGCGTCCCAGGTGACGCCGTTTGCCTGGGTTTCGAGGCGCTGGATTTCGGCGTCCGGGATCTCGTACCACTCCCAGATGCCCGTCTCTTCGTCGTAGTCGCCGCGCCCGTACTGGTCGAGGCTGACCGGGCTGGCAGCCTCGACTGCACTTCCCCCAGTGGGCGCACCCACCATAGGCGTGCAGCGCGCTCACCGGCGACGATCCACAGGTAGGCGGTCATGCCAGCGTGAGTGAGTGTCTCGATGCTGACGCCGTCGGTGAGCATCTGGTCGTAGACGGGGCCGAGCGCCTCCTGCTCCATGGATAGTGGCTGCTCGGTGAGTAGGGCGACGTCGCGGTCTAGTGGGATGGTGCCTGCCTGGCGTGCGGCGCTGATGGCCCATGATGCCTGGAGGCGTAGCCCGACCTGCGCGGGCGGGGACGGTATGTGGTACACCGTCCCCGCCACGGGTAGGTCGAGGGTCGGTGCGAGATACTCGCCTAGATCCTCGAAAACGGGCATTGTATCACGGCCCCGCGACGGGGTTGACGATTTCCTCGCGTGCGCCCTGACCGAGCAGGGTGACGTTGACGAGCTGGAGACCCTCAGCGGTGCCCGCCTGTGCGGTCCACTGCACGAGCGCGTACCCCTCGTATGCCTCACCGAGGCCACCCGGGGTGCGGTCGTACCAGCGCACATGCACCAGCTCGCGCGCCTCACCAGCGGCGCGCAGCGCCTCCTGACCGACGTCCTGCGCACCGGTCTCGTCGATTTTGCGGAGGCACGCTAGCACAACCTGCCACTTTTTGATGGTGATAGCATCGGCTCCCCACCCATCGGCATCGAGGTCCGTAGCGTCCTGCACGGAGTCGTTGACTACGGGTCCGATGGACTGGCAGCCACGAACCTGGGTCCACTCCGGGGTGATGGTCGCGGACGTGTCTACGTCGAGACGCCACACCGAGTTTGCGGTCGGTGTCAGTGGGATAGTGATCGGCATAGTTCGGCCTTTCGTTAGTCGTTCACATGGGCGGACGGGCGTCCAGCATGCAGGTAAAAATTGCTCGCGGTCTCCTCGCGGCGGTTGTCATCCGCACCGATCCACGCGTGCGACTGACGCCAGATCAGAGGGACACGCACGCCCCCCAGGGTGACGTGCTGAGCACCATGCAGCGCCTCATACACGGCGTCTGCGAGGTCACTGACCGGGCGCGGGTCGCTCGTGCGCGGCCCCCTGCATCGCACCTGTAGGCCAGCTAGGACGTGTGACAGTGAGGTCGTGTCGACGTCGTATAGGGCTAGGACGATGGCCCGGTCTGGGGTGGCTGGCATGCGCCCGATGACGATGCCGGTGTCCGTGTCCGTGTAGGTGCCCGTCGGTGACCAGACGCCCACACCAGCGGCGGCGAGGTACTCGGCGGCGCCGGTCAGTAGGTCACTCGTCCACGCCATCAGTCCCCCCTCTGCGGCGACGCGACGACGTCGGGGCGGTGATCACGCCGTCGATGATCGTGCTCATCTCGTCCTCGCTGGTGGTGTCGACTGGCTCGACGGTCATCTCGGGGGTGATTGTGCACCCGCGCCGGATGAGGGCGCGGACCACGTGAGGCAGGGTCACCTCAGCGGTGCCCGACTCCCATACGACGATGCGCCCGACGATGGGCGTCGTACCGGTGTAGGTCGGGTCGGGGTGGGATATGCGCATGCTGGGTCTCCTATGTGCCTAGTCGGGTGCGTATGACTGTGGCGGCGATCTGTGCGACGGTATCGGCCTCGTCATGCATCGCGGACTCCAGATACTTTGCCTGGCGTCCGTCGTCGTGCCGGTAGCCCAGCTCCTCATGCTGGCGCACCGCGTACGGCGTGTCGAACGAGATGCTGGCGCGCCCGCGCTCGGGCGCGCTGACAGCACCAGATGTCTCTAGGATGCCATCCTCGATCGGGACACGCCGACGGGCTACCGTCAGGATCGCCTCACCGCCGAGCGTCGCCGCCTCGTCGACCGCCTCGCTGAGCGCACCGAGCACGTCACCTGCTGAGCCTGGACGGTAGGACCATGTCGTCATGTCAGTGCCCATGCTGTGTGCTCGGGCAGGTCGAGGCCAGGTGCTGTGCGTCGGGTCTCGGTGATGACGACCGCCGTGCGCCCTGACGTGAGCGTCATGAGCGACCCGGGCGGTGCGGCTGGTGCGTCTGGTGCGGCGTACACGGTGGCGGACGAGACGACCTGGCTGCCCTCACGGTCACGGACCATGCGTGTCGTCTCATCGACCATGCATGGCACGTCAGCGACCGGGGGGCCGTACACGTCGCCGTATGCTCCGACACCTGTCAGCGGCGTGAGCGTCACGGTGTGCACGAAAAACGTCTCTAGGTCGCTCATCCGTGCACTCGTATCGTCCCGGGCAGTAGCCCTGCAGCGTCGAGGATGCCGTGCGCCTCTAGCGTGATGGTGGTGGCGGTGGCGGCGCGTCGTGCGGTCGCGGCCTCGGTGCCCGCGTAGGCGAGGGTCGCTGGTCCGAGGGTCCGTGTGGTCGCGACGCGTCCTGATGATGTGGCGGCGTCGGCGCCTGCTGCTCGCGGGTCGATGCCTAGTGCGGCCCATGTGACGACCTGTGAGCATGTGGCGTCGCGTAGGGCGGTGATGATGGTGGGGTCGGTGGGGGCGCCTGTCTCGTCGACGTCATAGACGGCTGATCGTGTGGCGCGTGCGACGAGTAGTGACGCGGACAGTAGTCGCGCGTCGACGTCGGTGGGTAGTGGGGAGAGTGACCATGGGGGGGCGGCGAGGTCGGCTGGTGTGGCGTAGATGAGCATGGTGTCCTCTGCGTGTGGTGGCTCGTGCGGGCGCGTGTCGCGTACGCCCGCACGAGCGATAGTGGGACAGGTGTACTAGAAAGGCTGCACGGTGTGCGCCGGGTCCAGGAGCGCGAGCACCTGGAGTTTCGTCCGCTGACCGGACAGTGAGATGCCCTCGTCTGACGCGTACGCCCGCAGCTGCTCTAGCGTCCAGTCGTCGTCCGGCCGCCCGCTCGGGTACGCCGGCGATGGGGCCAGGGAAAAATACGGCGATGCGTTGTAGATGGCGATCGCGTCGGCCCCGGACACGCTCACGAGTGACCCGTCACGACCCTGATAGGTAGGCATGACTCCATCCTCCTATCAGGATACGGGCAGGCCACGGAGGACGCCGTGAGTCGACTGTGCGCCGTACTCCAGCCCGATCTCACCGTAGATCTGCACGTCCTCGGATGCGCCGGTCTTGGCGAGTGGCTCCTCGAAAAACACGCCTTTTCCGGGAATGTTCATGAAAACCGGCCGCAATTGCGACAGCGACGCGAGGATGATTGCATCCTGTGGGACAGCACGATCGACGACAATGTTTAGTGTCCCAAAGTCCGTGACGACTTGTTCGACTGCAACACCGCCAATCCTTTCGCCGGTAATGAAAGGATTAACCTGCCCATATGCTGACGCATACGCGCGTGTTAGTGCGACCTTTTGCGATGAGTTCACGAGGAATGTTCCGAGACCATCGGTCAAGCCGCCGTTGTCGAAAACCTGCTGTGCGAGTGCGTTGACCGTGGGGACATCCAGCGCGGTCGCGGACAGCGAGTGGTAGTCGATGTTCGCGGTAGACGTGCCGACCGTGATCGGCGCACCACCGGCCGTCGCGGAGATGACAAACGACACCGTGGTGTTTACTCCGGTCACGAAATAAACACGCCCGGCGACGACGTTCGTCATTGTCCCGATGGACGAGAAAACGACTCGGGTGCCGACCGTCAGGGTGTGCGCTGAGACCGGTGTGATGACTCCCGTTGCAGATGAGGCGCCTGTCGCGACGTTCGTGCCCTTGTGGACGAGGTTCGTGGTGATGGCCTGCAAAACACCCCTGGTGCGGCGTGGCGTGGTGTTATCGGTGGGCGATTGGAAACGCCCGTTAATGAACGACCAGTTGGCGTCGCGCGCGATTTGCTTGATGCTCTGCTCGACCTGCCATGACATTTCGTCCTGGACAGGGTTGGTGCCATTGATGTTTGCGCCATTGAAATTGCCAATGGCGGCCTGCTTGGTGTACGAGACGTTGACGCGCTCCTGGTGGATTTGCAGGACGTTCGTGACGTTTTGCCGGGTGCGCTGCTCGGCGGTCGGCGCGGTGGCGCCCTCCGTGCGGGTCCGCTGGTCCGGGTCGCGGAGGTCGTAAGTTTGCCACTCAAACGTGGTCGAGTCGGTTTGTCCGCCGCCCGTCAGCCCGCCAATCGCGGACAGGAGCGGGGTGTCTGCCGGGGTCAGCGAAAACAATTGACCGTGATAGTTCGGCAGGTTAAACGTGGTACCAATTCCGGTAATTCCAGGCATTGTTTACTCCTTAGCTTGTTGCTTTCTGACGTTTGAGTCGGATAGCTGTACGGTGGTCGCCAGCCTTTTCGGCGGCGGTGATCTGTGCGTCTAGCCCGTGAGGCTCGCCGGTGCCCCCGGTGTGGTCGACGCTGCTAGCCCCGGCTGCTGCCGCGACGGCGAGCTTGGGGTTCTCGGTGATGGCGGATGTGATGGCCGCGCTGACCTGAGCTGCGAAGTCGTCAGCGCCCGGATCGAGCCCGCCGACCTTCGCCAGGAAGGATCGTGAGTCGAGGAGTGCGGACGGGTCGCCTTTGAGGCCATGCGCGGCGCGGTGTACTGCCAGCTCGACCTGTGCCGTCCGTGCAGCCTCCTGGGCTGCCGTGACCTGCTCGGTGAGCTGTGCGGGGTCGGGGGCTGGGTCGCCCTCGGTGACGAGCCCGAGGGCACGCCCGATGTCCTGCGCTAGGGAGTCGCGCGCCTCCTGGGCGGCGGTCGCCTTGGCGTTGACGCGGGCTGCCCCGGCCTCAGTGCGTAGGCTCGTGATGAGCTGCTGCACGCTAGGGTCGAGGGACTCGACGCGCCCGTCCCACGTGCTCGCGGGAGGGGTAGTGGTGGGGTCGGTGCCTGCCGGTGCGGCGGGCGCTGGTGGCGCTGGGGCCGGTGGCGTGGTGGCGGGTGGTGCTGGTGCTCCTGCCGGTGGCGTAGTGCCTGCTG